ATTTACCCCCTCTTCTAAGTACTTCATTTAATACAGAATAAATTTTTCCAAATGAAACAGGTCCAGATGCTGTAAGCCCCTTACCGTTTTCATGTCCTCTTGGTCTTAGGTTAGATAGATGTACAGCTACACCTGCCCCATGCCTGAGACCATAGGATGTAAATCTCCAAGAATTCTCAATAGAATCTTCAGTTCCTTGAATGGAGTCGTCTACGGTTATTTGAGTACAACTGACAGGTAGACGTTGTTCAGGATCATCAATCCAGTTTTGAACTCTGCCAGTCCTCGCGATAGTATGTGCAAATTTTTTATCCATTTATACAAGATCTTCTAAGTGTGGGGGTTTATAATCTTTGCCTTTTAAAACTTTTCCATCCTCTCTATATTTAGGATGACCGTTTTCTAGTTTTGACATATTGCTTTTGTGGACTCGATGGTAGGCTTCATCTAAATCCCAATTCATATTTTCAGCGTATTGATAGCAGACATATACCAAATCAGATAGTTCTTTCAAACACTCAGCATGGAGTATGTTGCTATTTCTAAAAAGCATGCCATCAGCTTCTAAAAATTCTTTAAACTCTTCAACGATCAAATTCCTTTGCATAGTCCTCGAGCTGAGATTCTTGGAGTTGGTCACTCCGAAGGCACTCCTGAACTCTTTCGCTTGTTCTAAATTCGACTTCATTATTTAAGTAGTGGATAGCTTTTTCTAAATCGTCTATATCGTCATATTTATAACCAGCTCGGCAAACATATTTAATTACGTTTCCGAGGTGGAAGTTGAGTCCTTGGTCTCTGATGAAGGTCCATGTTTCAATTTTGCCTCTTTTGTAGTAGCTAGGGCCACTAAGACTGCTGGGGGTATCGGCCATTTATCAATTAAATTTGTGATGGAATTGGCAAGTACAAAGTTTTGTTTTTGTAATGCCATAAAAACTGTATTTATATCTTCTTTAGATGTGTTTGGATTCTCTATAGCATCCTTAATTTGCCTCAACTTTAGATCTTGCTCCACTGTCAAAGTCGTAATCGGGGGTGGGGGTCCATAAGATAGGTTCTTGTTTTTTAAAGTCATAGTCGTCTTTTGTAAGAATTTTTGCTAGTCGAGCATTCATTAAAGCAACATCTTCTGATAGTCCTTTATCTGCATATGCTTCAACAACTGTTTTCCATGTGTACCCCTTTTCCTCGAATAACTTCATAGATTTCTTTATGCCCAGTCCGGGTACTCCAGAATATCCATCGGTAGCATCTCCACTTGTTAGCTGTATAGCATGCCAACGCCTTGCAAATTGGGGTGTGATGCTTGTGACATCCTCAAAGTTATATAAGTTTCCGGGTATTTGCTTCATATCCTTATCAGGTGAAACAACAATATTACCGGGGTTCTGAGTACTAAAAATTCCGATACTATCATCCGCTTCAAGTGTAGGCATACGAATCACATCAAACTCCTCTGATAGTTTGTTGATGACTCTTCGATAGCCGCAAGGTTTCTTTTTTTGGCGGTTGCCTTTATAAGAACTTTCTATATCTTTACGAAAATTTTTACTGTCACTAAAGAATAGTATTAAGTCTCCAAATGCACCAAACTTTAAAGCAATTTTTTCTAACTCTCTTCTTACCATTCCATATGCTTCTGAGAATTTTGAAGTAACAACAATTACATCATCACCAAAATCAATCTCACTTTCACATCCGGCACAGCATTTATATACAACATAGTCACAGTCTACGAGAACTTTCATTTCCAGAACTCCTCCCATCCTTGTGGTTCTTGTCCTTTAATCCATCTAATCTGGTGAGTTATTGGATTGACATAGACATGAGCTGATCCTCTTTTCTTTGCTCCGTTAGTTTTCCAATATCCGTTTTGTTCTCTCATCTGTTTTACATCACATTTGAGAATCATTCCTTCCCATTCAAGAACTAAATCTGTAGCTCCAGTACGGTATATATTTTTGAATACTTCAGCTCCTCTTTCTGAGGCTTTTAATGCTACATAATACTCCCAGTAATCTCCTAGTCTTGCGTCGTCATCAGTGAACTTCACTCCAGTTTTTGCCGTGTTTTGCCTCGGCTTCAATTTTGATTCGTAGGTTGTAATATTCTCCAGCTTTAAGGGCTGAGTTTTCAAGGGTGAACTTAAGGTCATTTATATCTTTTTGTAAGCACTCGTATTGGATTTCGTCGTGTATAAAAGCTAATTGGTGAGCGCGTATCCCAATCTCTTTTAATGTGTTATATGTAATCAATAGCCACCTTTTCGCGAGGCAGGCACTAGATCCTTGGATAATAAAGTTTAATGCTTTGTGGGGGCTTTCTACTGGAAGTGTTCGACCATCAATAGTCTTGATCGAACCTCCAGATGCCCTTTTCTGTACAGCCTGTAACAGCTCATCCAGTCCGGGGGTAGCTTTGACAAAGGCATGTCTAATTTCTTTTCCTTTTTTTGATGCATTTTCCTCACTTAGTAATGGGTCATAACTCCAACCTATTCTTTTATTCGATCCTCCATACATCCAACAGTACGTTATTCTCTTAATTTCTTTTCGAGACACTCCGACTGCTGTAGCATTAACTTCATGGATGTCTCCATTAAGTAGAATTTTTGCGTAACGACCTCCATCGTAACGAGCCAAGTAGCTAGAAAATAGGCGAAGTTCAACGCCGCAAAGGTCAGCCCCGACCATATAATAATTCGGGGAAGCTGTGAAGAGTTTTCTAAAATTTTCATCGGAATTTGTTTGGCTAAGGTTGGGGTTACGGTGATGGCAACGGTGTGTAGCTGTTCCTACTGCACAGTGATGATGGATACGATTAGCACTCGTAACAAGCCTGTTCCATCCGTTCTTTCCTTCTGATAGACTCCCTAGCTGCTTCTTGAGGGTCAGACAGCGTAATAGAATCATCGAAATATCCGTCCCAATTTCTTTCAATACTGATTCGTCTATCACTGGTTTGCCCGTCACTGTCTTGAGTGTTGGCTCCCATCCGTAATGGGTCTTTAATATCCATGCTATGTTGTCTCTGCTCGTAGGATTAAATTCTCTTAAGCGGGTAAATGTACATCCTTTTACATATCCTGATGTTTTATTATCTCTTCTAGGAGTAAAAGTTGATCCGAACACGAAAGGGTGTTTCCCTCGAAGTAGCTTATAATTTTTTTCCAGCTCGGTTCTGAGAGTTTCCTCAAGTTCCCGTGAAGTCTGGACATCAAAATACCATCCATGTTCCTCTTGCTCTTGTAATATTTGTGCGACCTGATGCTCTAGTTTGAGCCAATCAGATAGCGGTGGAAGTGGTCGCATAATTTTGTTGTTACTCGTACGTCCTGAGCGCAATAATTTTCCATCTCCTGAGACCACTCTGACCAATCGGTAGTCTCTCCAAACTCACCTTTATATTCACCTAACCTATAGCCATATGACTTGAGGCTATGTCTTCCGTAATGAGACAATGGCATGTGAGGCCATTTATGGTTTTGGTCTATCGTTAAGAGATTGGGGTGAAAAAGACGTGATAATAAAAGTGTGTCAACGATCTCAGCACTTGTCTTAAAGTAGGGATAAAGTTTTCTGATAGCAGGTAAATCAAAATGGATACCGTTGTGAGCGACGATAGTACTTGCAACAGAGAGTCTTGATAAGCCTTCTGTGATTGAATACTTGTTATTCTTTTCATCATTAAAAGTTTCAATTTCTTCAGTTTCCGTATCGTAAATAGCAATACAATGTATTCGGGATAAATCCTGTAATAGTCCATTGGTTTCAATGTCAAATACGATGGTGTTTCCAGACATATGTTTTGTCTACAAATTTTGCTTTTTCTATTTGTAGTTGAGTAGGTGGATTAGGTTTTTTTAGTAGCTCAGTTTTTTTCGATTGATCTTTATTGAATTTGTACCACGGGTGTTCGTAGTTTTTGTAAATATCTGGTTTATTTAATTTCATTCGCATTAAATCATAAGTAGGGTATGGCATCTTAAAAATCAGTTGAAGGATTGAATTCAGGTTCTATACCAACTTCTTCAAATTTACATGTCTCACTGTTATAGTTAAGCGTTGAAGCTACACCAACTTGTCCCGAGTATCTATTTTTTAAAACTCTTAAAGTTGTATTACCTCCATCATCTCTCTTTTGGCTATCGGCTTCGAGGGTGATTACTGAATCTGAGATTTGAGATACGCTATGCGATCCTCTTAGGGATGCAAGACTAACACGACCTCCCTCCTCTGCACTTTTAGAATCACTGCCACCTCTTCTTAGATGTGAGACAAGAAACAGAGTTATTCCAGTTCGTTCAACAAGTGAGCGAAGGTCGGTCATGACTTGGTCTATAAGTCTCCTTTCGTCTTTTACTTCTTTTAATCCAGAAATTAATATCGACAGGTGGTCTAAGAATATGATCTTGCAGTCAAGACCAGTAGCTAAATATTCAATACGGTTATAAATCAGGTCACATTGAAAAGACCCGAAACCATCAAAGAGGTAGAGATTCCAATTAGCAATAGTTTTGCTATACGCATCTTCAAGTTCTTCTTTTTCATATTCTTTTAGGTGGAATGGTTTGCCTAAAGAGGCAGACATCAAGCCGAGTGCTGTTCGTCTATTTGATTCTTCAAGTCCCAAGAAACCAACCCGTTCTCCTTGATTAAGAAGGTAGCTTGCAAGTTGCCTGACAAATGTTGTTTTGCCTCCCCCGGTTGGGCCAGTAATTGTGAGAAGCTCTGAATGCCTGATCCCTCCCAATTTTTTGTTGAGTCCATCGAATTCATATTTATAAAGACAAGGTTGATTTGGTGTGGTTACTACATCGAATAAGCTTTTGCCATCTACTATCCCGTCTGGTCTGTAGTCTTGGGCGTCCCAAATAGCTTTTCGTATGCTTTGTGTATCTTCAGCTTGTAAGGCGTCAGATGCATCTTTGTATTGATCTAATCGAGCGATCTTTACTTTGCCGGGAGGTAAGATACTGCATACTTCCTCAGTAGCTTTTCTCCCTGCATCGTCATTGTCAAAGAATAAAACTATCTCGTCGTAGCCTTGCAAAAAAGGTATCTGTTTTTTAACATCCTTTTTTGCTGATGCTGCACCATGAGGTAGAGAGCAGATAGGCCAAGAACCGAACGCGGATCTTATACTGGCTGCATCTAATTCACCCTCAGATAATATTATTCTTTTTCCTGTTGATGGGAATTTGTGTTGACCGAAAAATGTATCAGTAGATTCACCTTCGTAATAGAAGTCTTTGCTTTTAGTTTTTACTTTGAATCCTTTTAATATTCCATCATGGGTATAATACGGGAACCGTAATGTTTCACCATCTCGATATATTTTATAGAATTCATTTGTTTCCTCATCAATGTTTCGCTTATGCAGCCTTTGGGCTGATCCTTTGAATGATACATGAGAGTTCATTTGATGCTTGTGGACTTTTTGATTTTCGTTAGTAACTGTTTCACAAACGAAACAGAATGTGTGGCCGTCGCTATACAAACTATTTGCGTCACGAGAGCCGCACACTGCACAGGAAAGGTGACGAATAAACTCACTTTCCATCACGTCAACCAATCAATTGGGATGTTAGAAAAAGAACAATGTTTAATGTTATTTTTGTCGCACCACATCGAGTAGGTAGTTTTTGATTTTTTGTTAATCCGATTATTAGGATTTTGAAAAACCATTCTTATGTCTAATTGTGGGTTTTGTTCAATAATATTTTTCACCTTGCGGCGATCTGAACTTGACCAATACCCTTTAGTTTCTAGAAAAATTCCGTTTGCTAAATGAAAATCTGGAATATAATTATGTTGAATTTGGTATGGAATTCTGCGATCCTCATACTCATAATTAACACCTAACCTACATAATAAATCAGAAACTTTTTCTTCTAATTTAGATCGAAACATTAGAAATCATCTACTGGATCGATAGAGCTTGGGGAACCGTCTGATACGTTAGGTTCATCAGTTTTAAAGCCTTGGCATTTACCGAATAGTTCAGCTACACCAGCTTCATCTAAATCACCTGAATCAATACCAGCTTTAGATTCTATGGATACAACTTGTACACCAGCTATCTTTAAAGATGTTCCATATGTAGTTTC